GTTTAGATATCCTCAAAGAAAACGCGGATAAAGGGCTGATTACAGAGGAACGCCTAGCCGAGTTATGGTTACAATCATTGGACGATGATTGGAATCAGATGATTAACGAGGGAGTTATAGATGCTCTCAAAAAAGGTGTGGAAGCTGTTAAAAAGGGCGGTAAGTTCATTGCAGATAAAATTATGGCTGCTTATAGCGCAGCTGCCAATAAAGTTAATGAATGGATAACCAGGCTTTATATTGGAGGCTTAGATATTTTATCTCGAACAATTAAAAAAGTTACTTCATTTGGTCCGGTTCGAAAATTTATTAGTGGCATGTCTGCTTTAGTGGAAAAGATAAAAGATTTCAAATATAACCATCCGGTTCTGTTTAAGATCGTTCAAGTCACTGCTGTCGTCGCAACTGTAGCTGCTATATTATATTTAATGGCTGGTGAAGCAAATGCTAAAATTGAACATCCTGACAATCCAGAAAAGATAATGTCCGGAGCGGAAGATACTTGGCAGGGCGCAAAAGGAATATGTACGGTGGTTCTTAAAAATAGCGATGACCCCGAGGTACAAGATATGGCTAAAGAATGTATACAAATTATTAATGATTATGGTCCTGGTGGTGTCGATTCCGGCGATGTTCTTGCTTTTGGTTTTCCTGATGATCCCATGGTTAATGATATTATCCGAGACGCGGGCGGAGTATTCAATGATATATCGGCTGCAACGGAAGAAGCAAAGGCTGCAAAGGCTGTAATTGGGTCGCAATGGGTGGATGCGGGCAGTCCGGAATCTGGACCTCTGTATGATCAATTTAAACAGGCTGTACGGGAAGTAAATGATTATAATGATTATATTCAAGACCTTTTAAAAGCTGGCAAAGAAGGAACTTATGCAACTCAAGAATTAACAACTACTATGCTTAAAGGTGGCGGTTTTAAACAGAGTATAACTGTCGCCGGCGACGTTTCTAAAATTAATCCTGGCACCCTTCCCACCGGGCTTGAGTTCGCGCCAGGCGGGTAAATAATACTTGACTTTTGTTAAGGAGAAGTTAAAATGAATTTTAAAGAATTTTGGAGACAATTATCAGTCGGATCTGCACGTCATGTGTGGTGGATTACTTTAGGAGTTATGTTCGTTTTAGGACGTAATTGCTAGACTTATGAAAAGTGGTCTCTATAATTAAGTTAACTTATTAAGAGGTACCATGGAACGTACAGAATCATCTATATCCTTTGTTGGACTACACGCCCACAGTGTTGCGGGATCGCCATTTGATGGCTTTGGATATCCTCAAGAACACATGGACTTCGCCTATGATAACGGCATGCAGGCACTAGCACTTACTGATCATGGGAACATGAATGGCTTTTCACACCAGGTGCTGCATGCCCGCAAGATGAAGGAAGCTGGACAGGATTTTAAGCCCATCTTCGGCGTTGAAGCCTACTTCATCCCTTCAGTTAAGGAGTGGAAGGAAGCCTATAACAAAGCTAAAAAGGATAAGAAAGCTGCACGCCAGCTAGAGAGTGATCCAACAAGGACCGCAAATGAAGATGAAAGTTCATCGAAGAGGAAGGTCGATAATATAATCCGCGCACGAAGGCACCTGATCCTCTTGGCACAAAATCAAGAGGGTTTGAATAATATCTTCAAGATTATCTCTACGACTTTTCAGGGCGATCACTTCTATCGTTACCCTCGTACTGATTACGAACTCTTGAAGAAATACAGCAAAGGCGTCATTGCAGCTTCAGCTTGCCTCGGCGGCGTATATGCTGGAAATTATTGGGATAATTGTATATACGAAGAGTATGAGCATGAGGATAAAGAGACTGGAAAGATAAAGATAAAGAGCAAAAAGGTGGGTGAGAACGAAGAAGCCATCCTCGGCGCAATGCGTGAAACTACACGAAACATGGTTGATATCTTTGGTGACCGTTGGTACGGGGAACTGCAGTGGAACAATGTACCAGAGCAGCATAGCCTGAACAAGTACGTTATCAAGATGCACGAAGAGTTTGGCATTGACCTTATCTCCACTGCTGACAGCCATTACCCGAATCCTGATGCGTGGAAGGACCGTGAGCTATATAAACGTCTTGGCTTCCTCAACAGACCAAATAGACCAGAGTGGATGACATCTGAACTCCCAATTGACATCGATGAGATCGGATATGAACTATATCCAAAGAACGGAGATCAGATGTGGGAGTCATACAAGAAATACTCTGAAGAATGTGGCATTGAATATGACGATCAGATGGTTTATGATTCATTGACTACAACTCATTGGATTGCCAATCACCTCATTGAAGACTTTATGCCCGATGGTGTCGTCCGCTTACCTGACTTTGTTGTTCCAGACGACATGTCTGCAACCAAGGCTTTAACTTTAGATTGTATTAAGGGTCTCCGAACTCTTAAGCTAGATGATAATGATGAGTATATTCAGAGACTTAGACGCGAATTAGTTGTAATCGATGATAGGGGGTTTAGTAAATACTTCCTCACAATGAAAGCAATTGCTGATAAGGCTAATGAGAATATGCTTTCAGGTCCGGGTCGCGGATCAGCAGCCGGCTCACTGGTTGCATATGTTCTTGGGATTACACAAGTTGATCCCATTAAGTATGGGCTGTTGTTCAGTCGCTTTCTGCGTTCTGATGCCACTGACTACCCTGACATCGATTATGATGTGAGTGACGCCTTCGGCTTGAAGGAGATTCTTGCAGAAGAGTGGGGAGAAACGACTGTTGTACCAATCTCTAATTTCAATACGCTGCAGCTTCGATCGTTGATTAAAGATATCAGCAAGTTTTATGAAGTTCCTTTTATGGAAGCAAATGCAGTTACGTCGAAGATGATATCAGAGGCTACCCCAAGAGCAAAAGCGAAACACGGCATTAAGTCAGGTGTTTATGTGCCAACTTTTGAAGAGATTATGGACTATTCAGAGTCCCTTCAACAATTCTTACAGAAGTATCCACATATTAAGACTCACGTCGAGGCATTGTATGGTCAAGTGCGATCAACTAGCCGACATGCAGGCGGTGTTGTAATTGGCGAGGACTTGGATAAGCACATGCCGCTGATTAATTCAGGTGGTGTCCTGCAAACTCCATGGTCGGAAGGTCAGAATGTCCGTCACTTAGAACCACTTGGTTTTATTAAGTTTGATTTGCTTGGATTATCAACATTGGAAATGATTGAAGGATGTATTAAGAAGATACTTCAGCGAAATCATAATATAGAAGATCCAAGCTTTAACCAGATTAAGCAATGGTACGATGAAAACTTACATCCGGATGCTATTGACCTTAACGACCAGAAGGTATATGAGAATATCTTCCACAAAGGTAAATTCATTGGAGTATTCCAGTTTACAAATGAAGGAGCGCAGAAGTTTTGCAAACGTGCGAAACCAGAGAATATCATTGACATTTCTGCTATTACGTCTATCTATCGTCCGGGTCCGCTTGGTGCTAACGTCGACAAATCATATGTGAATGCAAAGCAGAATCCTGAAACAATAAATTATGTAAACGATATTGTGCAAGAAGTCACAGAAGAAACAGCAGGATACTTGATTTTTCAAGAACAGATTGCTTTGCTGGCTCACAAATTGGGAGACGATATATCTCTTGACGAATCCAATCTCCTTCGCAAACTTCTTACAAAGAAGGGCACAGGTAAAAGCGCCAAGCTTAAAGTTGCGATCCATGATAAGTTTATCAGAGGATGCATGCAGAAAGGAGTTGATAAGGCAGCTGCAGTAGAACTGTGGCAGAATTTTGAATACTTCTCAGGATATGGCTTCAATAAGAGCCATGCCGTATCTTATTCCATCCTTTCGTATCAGTGCGCTTGGTTATTGAATTATTATACTTCCGAGTGGGTTGCCTCCTTTTTGGACAAAGAACCAGAGACTAGGAAAGAGGCAGCGATTAATCTTGCTAAGAGTCATGGGTTTGAAGTCATCCCAGTTGATATCAACACTTCGGGAGTTTCATGGAGCATATCTGAAACAAACAATAAAAGGCTTTTCCAGCCATTAACTTCAATCAAGGGTCTTGGAGAAAAAGCCATTGAGCAAATTATTGACAATAGACCATTTAATACAGTTGAGGATTTAATCTTTAATGAAAACATAACATATGCTAAACTGAATAAGAAATCATTAGACGTCCTCTGTCGCGCAAGAGCCATGAGTTCTGTTATTGACGAGAGGTTTTCTGGAGCAAAGCATTTTTGGATGGCTATTATCCAAGACAAGCCAAAGAATGAAAAAAAGATGAATGAAAATATTGAGTTATATGAACCAGAAGGTGACTTCACTAAAGAAGAAAAGATAGAATATCTTTCAGATTTGACAGGCATCTTCCCGTTTCATCTAGTTATTAGTGACGACATTCGACAGAAGCTTGGCGAATACCAAGTGCCCTCTTTAACAAATTGGGATCATGATTTAGGAATTGCTTGGTTCATACCAAGAGAAATTATCAAGAAGAAAACCAAGAATAAGAAAGATTATTGGATTCTGAAAGTTGTTGATGATTCTTCGACTATGCATTCGATTCGCTGTTGGGGAGTTAAGGAGAGCGATAGAATCTTTTTGAATCACCCATACATGTCTAAACTTGACTACAACCCAACGTGGGGATTTTCAACCCGTTCAATTAAATACAATTTTAAATTATTAGGTTAATTAACAAGGAAACGTTATTATATTATGGGCAGCTTTAGTAGAACAATAAAAAGGAATAAAGAAAAAAAAGCCAAGAAAGAAATGGCTGAAAAAGTAGCCTTGTTTGGAAAACTTGGCGATGAGTGTATGACCTGCCTCGCGCCATTTGATAAAACCAACAAAGAACAAGTTATGTCTTGGTCTGTTGTTGTGAGGAAACAAGAAGATAAAGTAAATCTTTATTGTCCTGAGTGCTGGGGCAAGGCAACACAAGTCATTGAAGACTTTCAGAAACGATACGAGGAAAATAAATGATTATTGAATATGCAAGACTTAGAAATGATGTTGTCCCTCCAACGAGAGGGAATCCTAGTGACGCAGGGCTGGATGTATATTACAATCCAGAGAATAAAGAATTGGCAGTTATTGATCCATCATTTAGCGCAAGGCTCCAAACTGGTCTCCGCTTCGGTGTCCCGCATGGTTATATGCTTCAGGTAATGAATCGATCATCCGTCGCCGCAAAGAGGGATCTTATAGTCGGAGCGCATGTAGTCGATTCAGGCTATGATGGTGAAGTATTCATTGATATGCATAACATTGGAAATATGACACAGATCATAGAACCCGGACAAAAGATAGCACAGGTTGTATTAATACCGGTTGTGTCCTTCCGCGCAGTCGAAACTGAGTCTGGAAATCTTTACAACTGGTATCCAATCACAATCTCTGATAGAGGAGATGGAGCCTTGGGGAGCACTGATAAATGAAAAAGAAAGGATGTGGAAGTTGCACAAACGAATCCTGTAGTAATAAATCTTGTGGTAATAAAAAACCAGCTAGCAAAGCATTGTTGCAAGGAAACGACATATATGAAAAAGAAAGAGTCAACCATCCAGCGCACTATAACGCTGGGAAAATCGAAGTTATCGATGCCATTGAAGATTGGAAGCTTGGTTTTAACGACGGAAACGCGATTAAATATATTGCGAGACATAAATACAAAGGGAATCCCATACAAGATATTGAAAAAGCTATTTGGTATCTTGAAAGACACTTAAACATTTTGAAAAAGGAAACAAGTGCATGAAAAACTATAAGAAAGGGTTAAAGAAATTTCTTTTGGAGAGAAAATTGATTGATTATGGTGAATCGGGGACTTTAGAACTATATCATTTTTCTCCCACAAGCGCTTCTGAGTTGACTTTAGATCCCGAGCGCTTTCTTTCCGGAAGAAGCACTTTCTCCAAGAGAGAGTATGAGAAATCCCAGGTACCTAGGACATTCTTTTACGTCGATGTTGAACAAGCAGAGGCAATTGTAAAATCAGGAAGAAAATTATATAAAACAACGGTACCGTCGACCTTAGTATATGACTTATATGAAGATCGAGACGGAATAAAGAGAAAATCAGTTCAACCGGGTGCTTTTTTTGTTGATTTTAATAAAGTATTTGATACAATAAAAGAAAATTATAAAGGCGTATTTTACAAGTTACCAAGTTTTGATGTGGTTGCTTGGTTTGATTTTATAACTGTTGAGAGACACGAAGAGGAAATATGAAAGAGGGCGACGTAGTGTATAATGAATATCACGGCATTCGTAGATACGGCATAGTTGAGAAGAAAACTATGGAAGCAGATGGCTGGTCTTACTGTGAAGTAGAGTGGGTTAACGATGAACGGTACATTACTGCGATGAATGATAGAAAAAAACTAACATCGGGCAAGGACTGGTCTTTGACAAAATACAGAGTTGACTTATTAAAAACTATTGACCTTGAGAAAGAGATGAAAACACTTAAGACAATTGAATATATTTTGCAAACTAGAGGCAAAAGATGATCAGCGGGATTAAATCAACCGGACCCCGAGATTGGGGACTCACAGAAAGCGAAAATATGCTAGCAGACGCGGAGGAAACATTGTCCTATAATGACGTCTTGCTGGTGCCACAGTATAGTGATATTAAAAGCCGATCGGACGTTAATATATCAGCCGAATTAGATGAGGTTTTAAAATTTGGAATGCCAATCATCGCTAGTCCAATGGACACCGTGACTGAAAATGCCATGGCAGCAGCGTTCGATGGTGCGGGCGGCTTGGCTATTGTACACAGATACAACACCATTAATGAACAGCTAGCTATTATACAAAATGTGTTTGAGAGCCGACCTGATGCAAGAGTCGGCGCTGCCGTCGGAGTAACAGGAGATTACTTTGAACGAGCCATGGCACTGTGTGAGTGCGGTGTCCAGGTACTTTGCCTGGACATTGCCCATGGGCATCATATATTGATGAAAGACGCGCTTAAAAGGCTAAGAAATACATTTGCAGACGCTGTACATATTATGGCTGGCAACGTCGCGACAAGAGAAGGCTTCGAAGCGCTAGCAGACTGGGGCGCTGATAGTGTAAGAGTCGGCATCGGCGGCGGAAGTATATGCTCGACAAGACTTGTTTCGGGGCATGGCATGCCAACTTTGCAGAGCATCGTTGAGTGCGCCAAATCAGAATATGACACAAAGATAATTGCAGATGGAGGCGCACGCACATCAGGAGATGTGGTTAAAGCACTCGCCGCTGGAGCAGACTTTGTGATGGCAGGGTCTCTTCTGGCTGGGACAAAAGAAACACCTGGCACAGTATTTACCTCTCAAGACGGAAAGAAATACAAGGTGTATCGAGGCATGGCATCTGCTAAAGCTCAAAAGGACTGGAGAGGCAAAAGCTCTACAGCAGAAGGTATCTCTACTACCGTTCCTTACAGAGGGAAAGTGCGCACGATACTTAATGATCTAGATGGCGGGATCCGCTCTGGATTATCTTATTCAGGTGCAAGGAATCTAAATGAGTTACGGGCAAAGGCTAAATTTATTAAGCAATCATCTGCTAGCCAAATTGAAAGCTCAACACACATTTTAAGGAAATGAGATGATTAGAACAGTTATATTATTCACGCTATTATTTGTTGGTTGTGGAGAAGAAAAAATATATGAATGTGCTCCATTTGAAGAGCGACTATGTTATTGCCCGGATGGTTCTCTTGGGGAACAAGAGTGTTCTCGTGGACCAGCTTTCAGCGAACCCAAGCCTCCTAGAGTCTGGAAGCCGTGTAGCTGTTGCTATGATGTGAGGAAAGGAGAGCATGGAATACACTACATTGATTATGTTGATGTATCCGGATGCTGGGATGATGTATATGATCCATCCGCATTATCATATGAAACAGATACTGGCGGACGTAAATGAAGGATCCATTCACTCCATCGCCTGACGAAAGAAAAAAGTTTATGTTCTATGATACAGTTAGAAGGCAGGCTGATTTGAGAATTAGGCTTAAGTATGATGGCATAAATCAGTCGACTTTCTTCCGCGCAATGATAACCGGCTATCTTGAAAAGGATGAAATGCTGTTGTCTTTTCTAGAAAAACATAAAATTAAATATGGCTTGCAAGGACAAGACAAAATAAAAAGTTCAAATAGAATTTCAGCGAAGGGTAAAAAAACCATAAAACAATTTGCACTTAACGACGAAGACATTGAAGATATATTTGATTTGATAAAAAAGGAGAATCCCAATCTATGAAGTGTTTAGAAATATGTATAGAAAATAACGAGCCATGCAAGCAAGACGACTGTAGGCATTGGATAAATTATAAGGATGATTTAAACTGTGTTCATGAATCTGTCGACAAGCACGGTAACTTAACTTTAAGAGAGGTTGCTGATCGACTAGGTGTTAGTTTTGTCAGGATTAAGCAGATTGAAGACAAGGCAATAAAAAAATTGAACAAAATATTACAGAATAGTACTAAATATAATATGTAAAAAAAAGAGCATTTATGCTTTTTAGCCACTATTTATTAGTGAGTTTTTTCGACTAAACCATCATTTATAAAACAAGGAGTCCAATATGAAGAAGCTAATTTTAACAGAAAGTAACACAAAGAGATTCATGAAGTTGGCCAGTATTGGCGCTCTTTCTGAACAATTCGTCGCAGAATCAGATAAAGAGACCATGGAAGAGACTGAAGAGGCAGTAACGGAAACTGATGACAGCTCTCTTGAAGAAGGTGATGCCTACAAGCGTGACTTAGAAGAGAACGTCGAAGAGAACATCGAAGAGACCACAGATCTTACAGAAGCTGAAACAGTTAATGTAGATGTGGTAGAACTGGTTGATTCTATTTTAGACGCTGTTTCAGGCGCCACAGGCATGGACATTTCTCGTGAAGGCGGGGAAGAAGAGGTACCAGGCGAAGAGATGCTTGACGACGAGCCTGATCTCGGCGCACCCGAAGAGGAACTCCCCGTCGAGGATCCCATGCCAGGAGAGGAGCCTGCCCCTGAAGAGGAGCCCATGCCTGGCGAAGAGGAAGAGGAAGAGTTGATGATGCAAGAGAAATTCGTCAATGAAGTCACCCGACGCGTTGCAAAGAGACTCTTAAAGAAACTCGGCAAGTCCTAGGGCTTCTTCAAGATGAAGAAAAGACTTGATTTTCTTCATTCGGATCTTATAATAAGCCTGTCTGTAAAGACAGGCTTTTATTTTGTTTAGAAAAGGGATATAATTAATGGAAATGATGTATAGTTTGCTATGGTTTGTGATAGGAGCAGTGTCATATAGAATAATATCTAGATTACTACAATATGGAGCAATGTTAAATTTATATACACAGACCCTCTTGTGCTCTTTAGCCATTCTTAAAATGACAGAAGACAACATTTTGACAGCTCAAGCGAAAAGAAGAGAGACAGAAATCAAATCTGGCATGTCTGAAGAAGAGGTCAGAAAAAATGACGTCATTGAGGACAGGGCTATAGAAATATGGCGCCAACTATCAATTACTAGTATTATTAATCTCACACCTACAGCCCTTAGACCAGCAATTAAATTTAAAAATTGGCGCCAAGCAATTAATTTTTTGGATTCTAAAATTAATTCGAATTAATTACTATTATAAGCTTCGAAGCTTTAAATAAAAATAGAGGTAAACTATATGAGTGTAGCATCAAAAGTACAATTAAAGAGTGACGAAGAAGAAGCTAGTGAGAATTGTCCTGATAAAGAGGATACACCCAAGAAAAAAGCCAATACAAGAAAAAAGAAAACTAAGAAAAAAGAATCTGAAACAGAGAAGACACCCGAAACAGAGAAGACACCCGAAACAGAGAAGGAACTAGAGGATGATAAAACACCCTTTGTGGTCCTTCCAGATTTAAATCTTCTGTCTGCTCTTGCCGGGGTGGGAGCTGCCCAAAACCGCGCACAAATGAGGATTGTTAGTTTATATGGTAGCGTGACGGAAGATAAAGCCGAAGCCGCTATATTTTCTATGGCACTAATGCACGAAGAGGGACAATACGAAACATATAAAAATCCGGATGACCATGAAGAAGGATATATTTTAAAACATAGACCGTTTGATTTTTATATTTCAACTTACGGCGGCGGTGCATCAGACATGTTTGCCATTTATGATATGATGCAAGCTATTAAAAAGGATAGTGATATATGCACAGTAGGCTTGGGAAAAGTTATGTCCGCTGGCGTCTTATTGCTAGCAGCCGGCACGAAAGGCAAGCGAAAGATCGGTGCTAATTGCAGGGTGATGCTTCATGGCGTCATCGCAGGCTCTAGTGGAAGTCTTATTTCAATTGAGAATGAAATGGAAGAAACTAAAATAATGCAGAAAATGTACATTCGAGCCATATCAGAAAATACAAACATGTCCGAAGCACACCTTCGACGGTTGATAAAAAGAAACACAAATGTTTATCTTTCAGCAAAAGAAGCTGTAGAACTAGGAATAGTCGACGAAATAATTTAAATCACCTCTGATTATAGCAGGTTAACCATATTAAAAATACTTTTTCTATACTAGTATCCTCTAAAAGCAACTATTTATAAACAAATACAGTATTGCTATATGAGATATATATTTGAATCAGGAGGTAACTTGTCATGGGATGGAGAGTTAATTGGTACAACAAAAGATCAGCTAAAAAATATGGATGGAGTCCTATCTGGTTCGGCGCATGTGAGTTTGACCAGGTATTAGAAATAAGAGTAAAAAGCTTTCAAAAGGAACATGGTCTAACGCAGGACGGGATGGTTGGACCAAAAACTTACAGAAGGATTATAACTCAAGTTAATAGATTTCATGAGCAAGAAAGCGCGGAAAAAAATACCAAAGGAATTTTATGCAACGGCATTCTTAAGAAGATTGATTGGGAAGATATAAAAATTGATTTAATAAAACCTGGCTGCTACAAAGAATATAATTCAGAAAGAAAACCCACGATGATTGTAACACATTGGGATGCCACACTGTCAGCTGCTCTATGTAAAAGGATATTGGAGAAAAGAAAAATCTCTACGCATTTCGTTATCGACAATGACGGAACAATTGTCCAACTATTAGATTGCAATCACGCTGGTTGGCATGCTGGTAAGAGGAGAGTTAACAACACATCTATAGGAGTTGATTTCAGCAACGCATTTTATACAAAGTATAACAGAATATACAGTCGACGAGGCTTCGGTTTAAGACCAATACTAGACGATTCCATCGTTCATGGGGTTAAACTTAAGTCCCATTTGGGTTATTATACTAGACAGATTAATGCATATAAGGTGTTGTTGGATTTTCTCCACAACGAATACGGTATACCAATGGAATGTCCTATCGACAATAAAGGGAATTTGATAACTCGGGTTCACAAGCCAGCCAAGCGTGCAAAATTTAAAGGTGTTGTGTGCCACTACCACTTGAGTCGTGGGAAAATAGATACAGCCGGCTTAGAACTTAATGATATCGTTGAGCAAGTTAGAGGCTGGAATAAAAAGGATTAAAAGAATGAAAGACAGATTAAACATTAACGAAGTTGTTGACGACTTCTTTGGAAAAAATGATTTAAAGTTTAATAGCTTGTTAGAGCTAATCGCAGAACAAATTGACAATCCCGACAAGGATGTTCTCGAAGAGAAAAAGTCTGGTCGATTTAGTTATATGATCGACATCCCCGCCTTGGTTCCTAGTGAGGCTTGGGGAGATCCAGACCATCAGTCTAGAAAGAACATCGAGCGTGTCTTCGCGTCGGTCAAGAGAGAGCCAGATATTAAGTCACGAATAGCGCACGTCAACTCTTTCATCGACCCAGCCCAGGCAAAGGCTAAAGGTCGAGGCGGAAAATTCAACGCAATCATCAACATGATGCAGATCATCGAAGCACTTCAGGCTACCTTGAATGACTACACTGAGTCTTCTGCAGGTTTTGTGTTCGAGGGTTTCATGGCAGCATTGACAGGTGGATCCCAACAGGCAGACAGAGTTGGCGGAACGCTTCCTATCGAAGACTTCGTTACTGCTGACAAAGAAAACGTAAGCCTCAAGCTACTGTCTCCTGGTACTGGCATTCATGGTAGCTTTACCAATCTCTTAGATTACCTGTATCTCCGAGAGGGAGGCAATGACAATATTAAGTATTTGATTGCCTATAAGGATTCAGATGGCGATGATGTCTCCAAGCTTATGATTTATGATTTTGTGATCGACCAAAAGAACTTCGTTGAGGTGATGAGACAATCAGGCAACGGAGACAAGTTCGGTCGCGCATTAAAACCGGTGACGATTAAAGTTAAAGACCCAGCAACCGGCAAGGTTATTAAAAAAACGCTGCCTTCATTCCCTGACCTCGCGGCAAAGTATAGCAACACAGATGAATGGCGCGGTCAAATGAAACAACTTCTAGCTTCTGGAGCGGTGACAGGATACACAAAGGCTGGAATGTTTAACAGCGACAAGATTGTTGATGCCTCTGGCTTGATGCCCTCACCAGAGGAAGCAGATGCAGCTAGCGCAGCAGCGGCAGCTAAATTAGCCGCCACAAAGTCTGCTGCATACCAAAAGCGCTTTATGGGTAAATATGAAGCAATTGCTCGCAGACTCGCAGCCCAGGCTGCAAACACGGGCGCTAGCGAAGAGGAGGCATGGCGTCAGTACACTGCGGAATACGGAGAAGAAATGGTTTCAGATTCCCGTCCGACAGTTGATCCAAGGCTTTACAAAGACGAAGAGGATCTTAAAAATGCAAACGACAAAGCAGATAAGACAGCTATGCGGTTGCAGAACAAAATAAGAAAAGCCTTTAAAGATGACTACGAAAGCAGCATTGTCTCAGAGTCTTGGTTTGGCTCTTTTCACGAGCGCGAGAAGATCTTTTTGCAAGAGCAAAGAATTTTAGCAGAAGGGGGCAAATCGGGCGATGGTAGTCAGTGGACAATCACCGGAGATCGGATGATAAAAATGACTAATCTGATGAACGTTCGACCTCATGGCGAACTTAACATGAGTGAAAAGAACATTAGTAAATGCGCTGAGATCTACATGGGAATAATTGGCGAGAAAATGACAAGTTTGTTAACCGCGACAAAAGAGTTCGCCACAAACGTTGGAGAATATTTCAGCCTAACCGACAGAAAAACAGCCAACGAAAAAGCTGACGACGCAGTATCCAAGGGTAACGAAATCGTTACGTCGCTTGAGGGTCGTGAAAAAGAAGAAGTTTAAAATAATATTTTTCTTGACTTAAGTAATTTGGTTTTTATTAGTATAATTGTAGAGTTCATCAAGAGAGGTTAATGTGACTAAAAAATATGCTAGCCACGAGAATCTTCACCAGAAGATTTTACGCGGAGTTAATATCCTAGCCGATAACGTGGCATCGACGTTGGGACCATCTGGTCGAAATGTCTTGCTTTATAATAAGAGCGGCTCGCCAGTGATTACAAAGGACGGTGTAACCGTTGCAAGGTTCGTAGAATTAGAAGACGAATTCGAGAATGTGGCTGCTCAAGTAATCAAGCAAGCAGCCGCCGAAACCAACTCAGTCGCTGGTGACGGGACGACTACTGCTACAGTATTAGCGCGTGCTATCTTCAGGGATGCTCAAAAGTATTTGGTTGCGGGAGCAAACCCAACTGATATGAAAAGAGGCATGGACTTAGCAGCCAGTATGTTGGTTGATGAACTTAAAGAGATTAGTCGTCCCGTCGCTAGCGAGGAAGACATTAGAAATATTGCCACAATCTCTGCAAACGGCGATGAGGTCATAGGCGAGCTAATAGCAACTGCCGTTGACAAAATTGGCAAAGATGGGGCAATATCAATTGAAGAAGCTAAATCCATGGACACTTCGTTAGAGGTAATCGAAGGATTCAGATTTCCTTCTGGTTATTTTTCGAAGTCTTTTGTTACAGATGAGAGAAGAAGCGCAGTTGTTTACGATCACCCTGTAATCTTGGTTACAGATCATAAGATTAATTTAGTTGAAGACATATATCCAGTGTTAGAAATGATTGCTAGAGACAACAAGCCTTTAATTATCGTAGCCGAAGAAGTAGAAGGTCAAGCTCTAGCAGCTTTAATTATGAACACTACTCGCGGAACATTAAAAGTAGCTGCCGTTAAACCTCCTTCTTATGGAGAAGACAGAAGAAACATTCTTAAAGATTTATGTGTTGCAACTGGAGCAACCTTCATCAGTAGGGAATCTAACCTCTCATTGGCTGAAACTAAGTTAAATCACCTTGGATCCTGCAGGAAGATTGAGGTTCTCAAGTACTTAACGACCATTGTTGGGGGTAAGGGCGACTATACCAAAATAGATGCCAGGATCGCGTCTCTTAAGGAAGAAATAGAACAGACAGAAGATTTAAGAGAATGTACTAGTATTCAAGATAGAATTACTAGGTTAGGCAGTGGCATCGCCTTAGTAAAAGTAGGGGCGCCGACTGAAATAGAAATGATTGAAAAGAAACATAGGATAGAAGATGCTCTAGAGGCTGTCAAATCAGCCCAGGCAGAGGGAATATTGCCAGGCGGCGGTGTCGCTTTATACAGGTCGTCGATGTATTTAGGGATGACCGATCTCTCAAACGATGAACAACTTGGTTTTAATATCATCAAAGAAGTGGCTAGTGAGCCGATTCGACAATTGTCAAAAAACGCAGGTGTAAGTGCTGATATTATTTTAGAGAAAGTGAAGAATGCACCAGAAGAAAATGGATATGATTTTGCTAATCATGTTATAATAAACATGTATGATTCCGGAATCATTGATCCTTTGCGTGTTACAAAAACGGCACTTTTAAATGCTGTTTCTGTGGCATCAACTTTATTAACAACCAATTATGCAATTATTGAGAAATAACACAATAAAAGATCTATTTAAGTATGGAAAAAGGAGACACCCGCATGGGCGAGACTGAAATACAAATAGATATTTTAGAACTAGATAATAAGCTAATTCGCATTACTGATGGAATAGAAGTAGTGAAGGAAAAGCAAGATTGCATGCTTGGAGATCTAAAAAAAATCAAGGAAGCAGTTTACAATCCAGAAAACGGTATCTATGTTAGACTTAGAGAATTAGAAGCATGGAAAAAAGGTCAGTCGAGAATATTTTGGATTGTTGTTACTAGTATCGTTGGTCTGGCAACAGCAATTATATTTAACCAAGTATTAGGACAGTAAAATGAAAGTAAAACTCTCTTATTCAGTCGACTTAGACGACATACCAGATAATATTATTAGACTTCTTAGCGATTCAGCAAGAAGAATGTATAACGTATCAGAGAAGCTTGACGAAGCTATTGAAAAAGCCAAATCAAATCGTGAATATTTAAAGATACTAGATGAAGTTGATCAGCTTAGGAAAGATATGTTTCATGTTGATTCCACGTTAGAAGAATGTTATGAGATTGTAAGAGGATATCAAAGAGCAAAAATACAACATCATATACAACAACATCAGGAAATGGAGATTGAAGGACCACAAGCCAACCCTAAAGAGCCAGAAAAGTCTACCAAGGCAGAAGATAAAAAATGATAAAGGTTGGAGACCTAGTATATATCCCGTCCCATACGAGACTTTGGGCAAATTTGCTCACGGCAAACAGACCCAATTATTATTTGTTAAATGAGCGAGGTCATTTTTTGGTAACAGATAAATTAAATCAAAAAATAAGCATCTTGCACGATGGTCAGATATGGCAAGTCGAGGAAAAAGATGTTTATCCAACGAACGAGCCACATTTAAATGACGGGGAATAAATGAAAAAATTTATTAAATTAGTAGAAATTTATGAGTCGTGTAATGCTTCTAAAAAGGTGCAGCCGACTAAAAATGCAAACAAAAGGTATTCTTTAAGAGATGTTATTGTTAACACAAACAATATTGCATCTATATTTGAGGATACCGCTTTCAAACAAAAGCAGAGAATTGGACACCTTCCAGACGATCTAGATGAAAGACAGAGCTTCTCTCGTATCCAATTAAACTTTTCGGGCAATCTTAGCTCTGCATCAATTGTTGTGATTGGAGATCCAGTTTTAATTTTTCAAAAAATAAATGAACCTGATGGAAGATAGTATAAAGTATATATTGTTAGTGAGAACAGGATGCTCTTATTGTTTAAAGGCTGCAGATTTATTGGAATCCAAAGCGCTTGATCATGAATTGATTGTTTCTAGAAAAAGCAATTTAATATTCAAGAGTTTAAAGGAGATATTTGGCTGGGAGACTGTGCCAATGATATTTGAGAAAAAAGACAATACACTTACATTTGTTGGAGGATACACAGATTTAATCGGGAGAATTGGCGATTGATAAAAATGAAAAATATTTAGTCTTTAAAAGAGAAGATATCGAGGAAATGTTGGCAGACACCGGCGTATCCGCTAATAGATCTAGGCAAATGTTGACAACATGTCTTCTAGAAAAGGGCGAACTCTCACATCCAAAATATGAATATTTGATTGAGCTTTTGTGTGAAAGCTTTTCTGTTAATAACAAGCTGCATCATTATTTAAGTAAAGCACTGGAGTACTCCTCAACAGAGACGAAAGAGGGAATAGAAAGTGTTTATGTGGATCCAAAAAATGCTTTGATATTAGAGACACTAGTAATGTCAAAAATATTTAATTTGGACGAATTGATTAAAGAAGTTAACCTTTCTTTATCTTTACATTGATTAAGCGTCGGATATTATTAAAAAAAATAAATAAAATTTGTTCTTTTTAAAAGAGTTTTTATATTTATAAGTGTGAGTGCGAAATATTTTTCGCATTATTCGTTCGCTCTATTTGAGAGTGTTCAGAAGGGTACCGCCGTGTCAACTAGTTATAGAGTCAAGTATATACTTCTTTTTGCATTAGTAAATCTTGGCGCTTACTTTTTGATTCAAAACTACGTTATACACGAATATGATTTTTTAATGGACATTGACAAATCAATTCCATTTATACCAGAATACATTTGGGTATATCATAGCATGATGCCAGTCATAGCTGCAACGATGTTTTTCACCGTTCGATCCAAGCGATTATTTATGACAACAATTATATCTTGTATACTTGCATCGGTAATTATTAATGCATGCTACGCTTTGTTCCCGTCGTTTTACCCGCGTCCTGAATTTATTCCCCTTACATTGTCTGAGAGATTAGTTGATCTTTCCTATAACTTGGATAGTTCATGTAATACATTTCCGTCCGGACATGTGGCGTTTGCCTTCCTGATGTACTTAGCTATTCGTTATTGTCGTCAAGCGAAAAAGATGCCAGTTCTGAAAAGGGTATATCTTTTGTGGGCAATTGGAATTGCTTTTTCGACACTAACATTAAAGTTCCATTATGTTATTGATGTTGTCGGAGGGTTTGCCGTCGCCATGGCATGCTTCTACGTTACAAAACATTTTATCGAGAAAAAGAATTTATATGAGAGTGAAGAATCCAACTCCGAAGCATAGCGTCAAACTATTTAATAGGACACATGGGGAGTACTCGTTATCATGGAGGAGGGAAAACATGCTTAGTTTTAAGATAGTTACAGATAAAAAACAATTATCAAAACCCTGCAAAGAAGTCGACGTTGAAGAAGGAATTCAACTTGGTGAAAAGATGCTAGCATATTTAAAAGAAAATAATAAATTTGCCGGAATCGCCGCTAATCAGATTGGGATTAATAAAAGAGTGTGTGTTATAAACGTCACTGAGCCCATAATTTTAGTAAATCCAAAAATAATTTCACAATTTGGCAAATTTCAGTATAAAGAAGGTTGTCTTTCCTTCCCTGGTCAATATATTATAACTAATAGATATGCAAATATAATGATTACAGCAGATAACCACAAAGAAGCTATAATTTTTACAGCAGAAAGAAACCCACTTGAGTGTGCCTGCGTTCAGCATGAAATCGACCATCTGGATGGGAAAACGATGTTTGAAAGAGGAATAAAATAATTGAAGCGGGTCGCAACAAGTGCTGTTCACAGACAAAAGAAGAAAAAAAAGACGAGTATTGGCAATAGTGTGTTTACTAAAAGGCATAACAAAGGTGGCGGCGTTAAAGGCTCCACCACAAGTAAAAAATATAAGAAGAGATCACGCGGACAAGGAAAATGAAAGGCTTAACTCTTACAACTTTTAAGATGGAAGTGGACCAAGCGGATCTTCCATGCGTTATAAAATTTTATAAAGATACATGCTGGATGTGTAAAGAGCTTGTACATTCATATAGACAACTAGAGAATGAATTCGAAGGACAATATAATTTTTTTGTTATTGACGACGAAGCTGAAGAAGAATTAGGGGATATATTTAATATAGATGGCGTACCCAGCATATATGTATATACAAAAGAGACGGGCATGGTAGAAATACCCTTTCCAGCAGAAGACGGATACACATATGATTATTTATATGATTTCTTAGACGAACATGATTATCTTTAACCAAATAGGAGGATATTTTGAAAGCTGATATTGTTGTAGGTTTACAACATGGCGACGAAGCGAAGGGGAAAGTGACCCATCACCTTTGCAAAAGTGGAGACTATACTCACGTATTAAGATTTAATGGAGGATGCAATGCAGGTCATACAATTTATCATGAGGGAAGAAAATTTGTTACCCATCACATTCCTGCTGGTGTATTCTACGGCATTAAGTCTATAATTGGCTCTGGATGCGTGGTTAACAAAGATCAGTTTTTTACTGAGATTGCAGAACTAGAAGAAGGGGGGATTAATACAAAAGGTCTTATCTTCATTGCGGAGAATACACACATTATTACAAATGATCATCTAGAAGAAGATGGCAAAGACACAAAGATCGGCACAACCAAGCGAGGCAACGGTCCCGCCTACCGAGATAAGTATAATCGGTCAGGATTGTTAGCAAAAGATGACCCCGACTTGGCAGAATATACGGTAAATTTATATGAAGAATTCCATGAGAATGAGGAAGTTAAAATACTTTGTGAAGGAGCACAGGGATTTGAGCTTGATATTGATTGGGGAGATTATCCTTATGTCACTTCTAGCCATTGCACAACAGCAGGCGCACTTTTAAATGCCATTCCACCTCAATGGATTAACGATGTTTGGGGCGTTGGAAAAATATATGAAACTTACGTCGGCGCAAAACAATTCGAGCCCACGGATAATATTTTCTCTAAGATAAGAGAGGTGGGAGAGGAGTACGGCGCAACCACAGGAAGACCTAGACAGTGCAACTGGCTCAATGTTGATAAGTTAATAAGGTCTATGAGGGTTAACGGATGCACGCATCTTGTTCTAAACAAGATAGACGTGTTGGAGGAAGTCGGCGCATGGTCATTATATAATATGGGAAAAAAGTTAAACTTTGCTGGGCATAATGTAATATGTAACTATATTATTCATGCTTGTAAAACACAAACATCAGTAAAAGAAATATTCTTTTCGGGCACGAAGGAAAGCATATAACCAAAGGGGTCGTAGCTCAGTTGGCAGAGCAATGGCTTTGCAAGCCATAGGTCGCTGGTTCGAACCCAGTCGGCTCCACAACAAAAGGAGAAATTATGGATAAGAAGAAACTAGAAAAGTATAAGAAGAGGTATTTTAAACACAGTGGTCCACCAGAGAGCGAATCATATTTACATGATTCAAAATTTGATAAAGAAGAAGGGCATGTGCATGTAAGTACTGACAACAGTTTAGTTTATAGGCTGTTGAGCAGGCTATCACCTGAAAGCGTAGTAAGTATTAAAGATTGCGGCGTGGGAATGATAGAGCTTACAATAAATAGAAAAGCCTTCAGAGGAATTGAATATGCTTTTAAGGTTGAAAAGTAAATATGTAGAAGCGTGTCCGAGCGGTTTAAGGAACTGGTCTTGAAAACCAGCGTAGTGAGAACTACCGTGAGTTCGAATCTCACCGCTTCTGTTGCAGACATTATTGGTGGCCAAGTTGCTAGCTTAAATGTGCAAAACTTGGAGGGTCGGAAAGTGGGTTTCTATTTACTTATATATGGGTATAGGTGATTTAGTATCGTGGAATGGAAATGGGTATGGGCTTCTTCATTTGATTGGACCTCCTACCTTTATACATGATGATCATGTAGACGACCCAGATTCAAAGTTAACCGGTCTTGTCCTAGACTATTATGGAGAAAACCCAGACCTTCCTGAATCAGAAGGGCATGTGAAAGTTTTATGGAACGATGGGTCTCACACTATTACCAGTGCTGGCTTATTAAGAGTAATAAGCGAAGGAGAAAAGGTATTTTAAATGAAGGAAGGTACATTGGTTCGAGTTCCAATCATTCCGATCCACCACCGCGATGCGCCGCTAGGCGAAATAAGCGAAACATCTTATGGAATTGTGTTGTGTCAAATGTCAAATCGTTTTGGTAATAAAGAAGGTTTTAAGGTGTGGGTTTTTGACAAGGGAAAGGCTGCGGTTTATGATGAATATTGGATTAACCCATTGACTTAGTATGATATGTACTTATATTATCTGTACAGGAAATAAACACGGGCTCTTAGCTCAGCGGTCAGAGCTGCCGGCTCATAACCGGTAGGTCGTTGGTTCAAATCCAACAGAGCCCACCAAGCCGAAGTGGTGGAATTGGTATACACAACATACTTTTTTTATAAAGCGTTATACAAAGTCTAACATTGAAGTATAATATAGGTGAGATATGCGGGTATGGCGGAATTGGTATACGCAAGGCACTTAAAATGCCTCGATCATTGATCTTGCCGGTTCGAGTCCGGCTACCCGTACCATATATTAAGGTGAGTTGTGACATATAGC